AGTGCGCTCTGCTCAGAATAAAAATCTGAGTTTCCTATAAAGTTAGAAATCTCTGATAAGGCATCAGGCTCTTTAATGAGACCTGCCAATAATTGTTTTTCTAATTCAAAATTATAGATCATCCTGTGTCATTTCTGGTGGAGGTGAAGATAAATGATTCTCAAGAGCTTTCATCAAAGCAAACTCTGTCATCCCGCAATCAAACTTACAATATATTAAAGGCTTACCATTCTCAGAGGATACAGCCATAATAACCCCTTTATATTTATCAACACCACCCGAGAGGTCATAGATCTTCTCTACTAATTCAGATGGTATGCAAAATTCTTCTTCATCGTCTAAGTTCATAAGTAAATATCTTGGTCCTTAAAAAGTGAGGCTTTTATTTCATCTTGAGGATAGACCTCTGCCAGCTTTATAGCATTCGCAATACAGAACTCAAGTTTTTTCTGATCTCTTTTTAATTGATCAGCATATTTAAAACGATTTTTATGAAAATGTTTTACAAACTTAGTATGTTGAGCACCTTGAACTTCTACTGCTACTTTTTTATTAGCATTGTAAAAATCTAAAGTCAATCTCGTCCCTACCACTCTGAATTCTTCAAAAACAATATCGTGTTCCCAATACGGTCTCAAAAATTTTTTTACGCTTGTCTGGAACTTACTCCTACTAGGCTTGTCCCAGTCAATTAAATATTTTTTTGCGTTAGCAAGAGTTCTATACTTACCGTATGCGTCATAAAACTTCATCCCGAGATTTGGACTTTGAAGTATTCAAACAAGAAGTTCGAAAGTTTACTGTTAGCTTCAATATGGGCAAACAATTTAGCCTCACCGTGTATTTTATCTGGGAACTCTAAATCATTCTCTGAGAGAAGTTCCGCGAAGTCTTCTGATCTGTAAAGCCAAGCACCTTTTTGTTTTATAAAATCCCAGCCATATAACATACTAACTATTTCTTTTTCTTTCCAAATAGAATTACCACCTGTTCTTCCGTAACGGATTGGATAAGAAATAGTGCTATTAGTTTTTTCGTTAGGCGATTTTTTGATGGTCACTTTCGCGTTATGACCGATAATTGGATTCTTCTTTTCGTCTATTTGTTTTTTAGACGGATCTTGTGTAATTAAGTCGCCTCTAAATCTAGGCTCAAACTCAATAATGCTATTAGCGAAATGAAGCAAAGCGTTTCCTCCTGTAGCAGTAGTTTGCCGCACAGGAGCTTTTGAGTATGGGTCTATTTTTATGTCGGCACGAACTTGGCTAATGAAAATAGCCATGTGACCACGCTTTCCAAGCGCTATGCTAGTTTTCTTACAAAAATCAGAAGCAACAACTGCACCACCTGCAACTTTTGTCGCATCTTCAAAACTTTTTACGGAGTCATCTCTCCTAATCAGACCATCTACAGAGTCTATAATAAAACAATACTTGTGTCCTTCTTCATTATTAGTGATGAACTCTTTTACTAAACCCATAGCTGCCTCATAAATATTTGTTTCATAAACAAAGCATGTTCCATCAGACCAGTCTTCTTGGTTAGCGAATTCGACGCCAGATCTTTCTCTCATCTCTGGACCCAATCTTCCCTCCGCTTTAATGTAAAAACCTCTGGACTTAGGTATCGTAGCTAAAAAGTTTTTCATAACTTCAAGAGCCTCAGAAGTTTTACCTCCCTCATTGATCCCTGTGAACCGATGTAATCCAGGAGAAAACCCTCCTCCCATGCAAGCATCAAACTGTAAAGAGCCACTACTGACCTTGTAATCTACAGTTTCTTCAAAATTGTAATGATCCTTCTTACTTTCTTTTAAGTAAGAACCAAGAATATCTTCAGGTTTACGTGTTTGGTCAGTCATTTAAGAAATCTTTTATTGTTTTATTTGTCCGAGGCACATTTCTATCTTGCCCTGATTTATCGCCCAAATTGTAGTGCTCATACTTAGACAAGTCTACCTTAAAGTTGAAAGCTCTGAATTTTGTGTCCATCGTTTCTTTCAGTTTGTCGCTAACAATATAAGCTAGAGAGTCGAACTTTTTCTCGAAAGAGACTATCGCCATAAAATCTTGTGAATAACGATCACAAAGATCGTTAAGCATCTTCATTTCTCTAGCGAAGAATGGTCTTCTACCTTTGTCTGGAACTTCTACCAAACGAAAGATGATTTCCCTCTTGTTGGGGCCTTTAGATTTTGCCACTACGGATAGACGCTATCAGACGCAACATCATAGTCAACCATCTTTTTGACTAATTGAATGAAGTTTGTCTTTGGGTGCCACCCCAGCTCCTCGCGAGCTTTAGTGGAATCTCCCAACAGTAAATCAACTTCAGCTGGACGATAAAAATCTTTATTAATTTCCACAAAGCAATCTTTGCCGTGAAAATACTTCTCTTCTAAACCTTCACCTCTCCATTCAGAAACACTTCGATGAAAACCAACAAAATTAAAAGCTTCAACCACAAACTCTCTAATTGTGTGTGTTTCGTTAGAAGATAATACATAGTCTTTGGGATTCTTCCTATCTTGATTTAGCATCAACCAAACACCTTTAACAAAATCTTCTGCATCGCTCCAATCTCTTTTAGCATCAACATTGCCGAGTTGTAGAGGCTTGATTGTCTTGCCTTGCTCAAACTCTTTTAATATTCTAGCGACATTTTTTGTTATCTTTCTAGTAACAAACTCTTCTCCTCTTCTAACGCCTTCATGGTTGAAAAGCCAACCTTGAACAGCATACAAATCATATGAATCCCTGTAAACCTTGACAAGATGTCTAGCGGCACATTTAGCTGCTCCATATGGGCTTCTGGGGCGCAGTGGGTGCGTCTCATCTTGTGGTGTAGACACGACATCACCAAACTCTTCAGATGAGCCAGCGTTGTAATATCGGCAGTGAGGAGCATGTTTTCTGATCGCTTCTAACTGATGCAAAACAGCCATAGCATTAGTCTGCATGTGATTAACAGGCATTTCCCAACTACTGCCTACGAAAGAATTAGCAGCAAAGTTAATAAAGTAATCAGGCTTCTCTTGAGCTATAACCCTATCTGTGTTTTCTGAATCTGTAATATCTAAGTCGATAAGATAAAATCTTTCATTATCTTCTAGATGTTTAATATTTTTGTGGTTTTTAACACTGAGTCTTCTAACACCTCCGATAACTGTGTGCGCCGTATTTTTAAGTAAATAGTCTGCCATGTGGCTACCATCTTGCCCTGTAACACCTGTAATAATTATTTTTTTCATTAGTCTCCTTTTATAACTGTTATGCTATCTGAATCAAAATGCTGTGTAGAAAATTCAAATAATTCTGTATCTACAGTAGCTTTCATTTGATGACGTAATAATACGGGGACATGAAAGCTATCTCCTTTTTTTAAGATTATTTCTGAAGCATTTTCTATATTGTCTTCCTTACTATATTTTAACTTAATTTCTCCAGATTGCACAAAAAAAACTTCATCTTTGAGTTTATGATAATGCCAAGAACATTTTTTATCTTTAATTATATATAAAAGTTTCCCACAATATTCTGATTTGTTTACAATCCATTTTTCAAATCCCCAACCTTTAGGGACTATTTTAATTTGAGAAGAAGTCTTCATCTTTTATACCTTTATCATCAATGTATAGATCTCCAGCAGGTTTGCCCATGAATAGATCATGATGTTTGACTCCCCATTGTTGTAGTTGTTTTTGAGTAAGGTTTTCAAATAACGAAGGTTCTTCGTTATTAGATCTACCCATACCTCTAGCTGTTAAAAAATATACAGTATTTCCCGCTTCATAAAGCTCATTGATTTTTTTAATTCTATCCCAAATAGGTTTAGAGTTTTCATAACCATCACTACTATCGCAAATAGTTCCGTCTATGTCAAATACATACGTCATAGTGTTTTTAAAATTTTTGAAGTAGAAAAATCTCCAATTCTGTCGAAAAACAAAATATCTTCCGCGAACTCTGCCCCTATAACTATTTTGTCCTGCCAATCAGAACCAACAACAAGATAGTCTGGCTTATAAGAAGCAATCATATTTCTTAATTCTCTGTCCGATCCAAAAGTCCTTATTTCATCAATATATTTGATGCATTTTAAAAAAAAGTAACGATCCTCTAGAGTGTTAATCGGTCTAGTAAATCCTTTGTTTTTCTTAATTCTTTCATCGCTATCTATACCCACAATTAAATGATCACCTTTGCTCTTAGCAAATTTAAAAAGCTCTAGATGACCTCTATGGAGAACATCAAAAGTTCCATTAACCCAAACTTTTTTAATAGTTGGCATATCGAGGTTCATCAATAAGGCTATACATTTTAATTAATTGTTCAATTCCCATATCTAAATCAGATTTGCAAATAAAACCAGCATCGTAAATCTTCTGACTGCTTACTATATAGTCTCTTTTATCTGGGTCTTGAGTGAACTCAGCTTTGATTATCTCAACAGGAAGATGTTCTCCAATTTTTTCAGCAAGCTGAAGCTTGTTCATATTTATTGCATCATTCCCTATGTTAAATGTTTGCCCTCCGCATTTATCCCAATTGTCCAAAATAAAATTATATACTCTGCAAATATCTCTAATGTGAATATAATTTCTCATAAACTCACATTCATACAAAACCAACACCTTCTCTTTTAAAGCTTTTAAAACAAAATTATTGACCAGAAGATCGGTTCGGGGGCGACTAGATGGGCCGAAAACGGTAGCTAGCCTGAGAGTGCAGCAACCTTCTTTGTCTTGGTAGGCTTTCTCAGCATCCACTTTAGTTCTTCCATAAAGAGAAAGGGGCTGAAGTGAGGACTCCTCTGTGCATACACCACTATCGCTAGAACCATAACCAGAATTAGTGCAGGGATAGATGACCGTCTGATCGGAAGATTTGTTTTGTGCGATCCATTTATTCACCTCGTAGTTAACTTGCACAGCCTCTACAGGATTATCTTCGCAAAGAGGAAAGCCTACTAAACAGGCAAGAGGAATAATAACATCACAGCCGCCCATTATTTTTTTTAAGGAATCCGTTCTTCTAACGTCTAAATTTTCGAATTCGAAATTTATATGAGAAACATACCTCAAAAGAGACGTAGGCTGATATTTTAAATTATCAACAACAACAACTTCGTGACCTCTCCTTAGCAGAAAGCCAACAAGTTCGCTCCCTATATACCCAGCTCCCCCTGTAATTAGTATTCTCATCTTTTAATCCTCCCTAGAAACCAATCTTTTAACATAATCCAATCGCAAGCTTTAGCCCATAATGGGTTAGAAAAAGCAGCAGGTTTGTTTTTTTCAAATACAAAATGACCTGTCCAAGCAAATGGATAAACAACAAAAGGTGTCAGAAGTAGCAAAAACCATAGTTGCCAATAACAGACCAAAGTTACAAATGAAATAGTCGATATCTGGCCTAAAACATGCAACCTTCTACACCATTTATTCTGATGCTTAGATAGATAATGTTGATAATATTCTTTAAAGTTCATCAATTGTTGTAACTCCTTTTTTCTGAACAACTATAGTAGCACATTTATTGGCGTAGTCAATTGCTTTTTCTATTTTCTGAGTCTTAAGAAAATTAACACACAAAGCAGCCAGAAAAGTGTCTCCTGCTCCGCAAGGATCTTTTATCTCTACTTTTTCAACAGGAAAATATCGATCTCCTAATTTACAGCCTTTTCCTGCTAGGGTTTGTATCACTTTATCATGCGCCCAAGAGTTTTTATTTATATAACCAAGAGAATTTTTATATTCATGTTGGTTTATTTTTATAAAAGAACATTTTTTGCAGAAGTCTCCCAGAACTTTCTTGGTGTCTATAAAAACCTGATCATGGTTTTCACAGATAAGCTTAATGTCTTCTTCTCTCAGAAATCCTTTATTGTAATCAGAGATTGCTATTAATTGATAGTTTTTTAAAAGTTCCACAGAAAGATCTGTTATTCTTTGAACTTTCTCCTCTCCAGAATCAACCCTTAGAAACATATGGTTGGTTTTTTTGTCTATATATCGTGTTTTTTCTATGGTGGCTTTATTGGTTTTAAGGGTAGATCTCACTCCAAAAGAAACGATGTTCTGGTAAACATTCCCCGCCATGCCTAAGTTTTGTTTTTCATAAGAAGGGGTAAAAGACGGAACGGGAAAATCTGGGCATAGACGATCACAAGAACCATAAATATATATGTCCTTACAACTATCTCCTATGACTAAAATTTCACCCATTCCAACTTATTTCCCAATCTTTAAATTCTGCGGCCAAGCAATCTATTTTGTGGTCTTTGCGTCCATCGTGAAGGTCTTGTATTTTATTTTTAGCTGTATTTCTAATACCGTTCAGGCCATGAGTTAGCTCTAGACTATTACCTTCTTTTATTCCTTTACGATAATTTGATTCATTGTGCCAAATATGAAGATTCATTTGAGACAACACTATTATAGCTCTAATAGTCTTAGCATCTAAATATATTTCTCCTTCCTTCAAAATTGCATCAACGTCATGCAAAATCTCTTCGATTTCTATAGCGTATTCTTTTTTATGCTCCGTAATGAAAACCTCTTTTAACTGAACTATAGACAATCTATCTATTAGCTCAGACAAAGTGGGTAAATATTTTCTTTCGCTCATTTTTGTTTTTTTCTATACCACTTAATTGTTTTTTGCAAACCATCTTTCAGTGGTCTTAATAAGTTTAAATCAGAGGTTTTACT